CGACATCGATGATAAAATTATTAAGATCGACAACGGTTATTTGATATTGTGTATCATTAGCTTGTAGCATTCCGACGATACCGTACATGTAGATAAGATCGTCAGTAGCTAAACCATGATTAGGAGCTTGTACAGTAATTCCTTGAGTAGGATCAAGAGGATCTGTCAATGAAATATCTGTTATTTTTGCTAAAAAGTACAAGTTAGGTAAACAATCTAGAATTTGACTTGCATAGGGATTTTCATTGTCATCTGTACAGAATTCTATAACTAAGTTAGTGTATTGGTCAGTATCAAGATATAAATCGATGTAACCAAATTGACATTCAGACTTTTCTTTAAAGGGATTCCATCCAGCAGATTCTAGGTAAAAGTCTATAGGATTGCCATTATCAGTAGTAAACTTTTGCAACTGATAGATAAGACCTGATCTATTACCAGCTAAGAAAAGTTCTTCGTCAGAATCCCAAAAGAAGTCCAGGGCTGTTTCATTTTGGAAGGCGGTAGCGTCTGCATCTTCATCGGGATCATCTGGCATTGGATATCTAGGAGCAATAATGTCTAATGCGGTTAAATCTTCATTAGTTTGTCCGTATCCGATTACATTAAGATCAACAACCTGCTCGGTTGATCCTGTTTCTGTATCTTTAAATGTAAACTGATAGGTTGACCATGATTTCGATTCCTCATCAAAGATTAAAGCTGAGGTAGGATCATCTGAAACTTCTGCTTGTTCCGTCTGTTCAGCGTAAAGCATCCAAGTTCTATTGAATTGGTAGTCTCTAGCCATGAAGATTTTATCAAACGCAGCACCGTTTACATTTGTATTAATAAATTCTTTGATCTTATCGTCAATTCGTTGGGTTTGCGTAGCGTCTGTAGCCGTGATACCTCGTTGACCTGCACCGATTACGTATCTATCAAATCCAACTGTAGCCATTTTTCCATCGCATGAGCGATAAGAGTTTATTTTCTCCCAGCGGAATGGTAGGGCTGGATCCGAAGTGGGTTTAATAGACCAAACGGAATTAGTCATCTGAACGATGATAAAGTCTTGCAATTGCTGAGCACTAATAATCTGCTCGCCAGTGGGAGCGTCAACAAAACCGCCACCTCCAGGAGTGTCGTCATTCCAGTTGCTAGGATCATTAAAAGCACACCATCTTGCCCTTTGAGGGAAGATTCCAGAATCTTCATAGGTATATAAGACGAGTAGTCGATTTCGCATTGCGAAGATTAATTTACATCCATAAAGAGAAGGGGAACCTGAAGACCGAACTACAGGACGGAATTGTTTAACGTAGTTGCCTCCGTCGTCGTAAAATAAGATACCGTCTGTTCCAGGAGCAGCACCAGACCAAGCTTTGCCATTAGTAAAATAGACTCTGTTATTAACCCCAGCATTTTGCCAATTAGCGGACCAAATAAAGTCAGTATCCGAGGAGGAAAATACATCATTTTCAGGAAAATCAGCGTTAGCGGTATCTCGCAGCATTAATGAAATAAATTTACTGGATCCAATGTCATAGATTGCTACTCTTTTTGTATCAGCAATAAGCGTCTCCCGAGCATTTTGTGAGGAAATATACCTAAAAATGCCCATTATACGATATTTTGTGTAGAAGTTTAGAGTACCCGAGCTTGCAGTGTATGCACCCAAACCAGATCCATCAACAGGATTACCATTTGTATCTTCAAGGGTAAATGTGGCTCCAGCAACGTTTTGAATGGTATAATTAGCACTATTAAGAGTACTCCACGTTCCACCAGACAAACCGCTTAAATTCGCCGTGTCACCATCTGAGATTGATCCGATAGTAGTCACAGTAAAAACAGCTGGATTGGCAGTCGTAGCAGCAGTTATGACAGTCCCATGAACCATCTGACCAAAGTAATCGTAACCTGCACGTTTTTCAATAGCTCCATTATGAATATGACCGTTTACAATACTACTAAAAGCATCTTGAGCGCGTAGCCAAAGATCGGCATTTAGCTGTAATCCTGTCTCGAAGGGAGCAATTAAAAAAGCCTGATATGCCATTAACGACCACCAATTACAACGACATTAAATCTTTGATCATTAGATGAACCACCACCACTTCGAATCTTTATTGCTATATTTGTTGGCGTGGCTGCAACAGGAGCTGCGGTGGTGACGACATTACCAACCCGTTCACTATCTCCAAAAGTACCATCATTATATACCGTAACCAAAACAATATAATTACTATTTAATAATACATCAGCATTAACAGCAACATTATAACTACCAGTTCCAGGATGTGAAACAGCAGCCATATTTACACCATAAAGTAAAGTGCCATTAGTATCAAAACTACCAGACGCAACTACCATTTGATTAATCCCGATAGATAAAGGTGTGCTTCCAATACTCAAGGCAGAAGCACGAACAGTTGTTCCAGAAGCACCTAAATCCCCATCTTGAGTTAACTGAATTTCATTCGCTGGATTACGATCATCAAGCACCCAAAGCTCTGTCTCGCCACTTCCAGCACCGTCAGCATCAGCATATAGGATCATAGTATCATCAGAGCGTGTAGGAACAACGTTATAAGGAGGAGCTAAGCTTGTACGTTCAGGAAGATTAATAGCATAAGGTTTAAACGAAAGATCACCTACTTTAATACCGTTAAAGTTGTTCTGAAGAACATCTGGATACTCTCGAATCTTTGTTGTATTAGCAGGTAATCCTGAATTGAATGTTGACATAGTACCTCAAAATGAAGGTGTAGAACGTGTGTTTAATAATTTTTGCAATGTTCTATTCAGAACATAACGCATTTCCCTTTGATAAAGCATATCAACTTCGGCGTAAGCGTCCATTTCCCCTTTATCAACGTGTATTTGTTTAGATGATCCAAAAGCAATCAGCGGACCCCATTCATCAAGCAGTGGCCTATCAGTAGAAATTGAGAAAGTAGTCTTTTCTGTGCCATCCGATGCAAGAACAAGCGTATTGGCATACGCTTTCATAACAATCTTATACGTTTGATCAGGAACAGGATACAAAGTAAATTGATTGTTGTAATATAGAATTGCCGTCGGTTGACCAGCGACATATTGCGAGTAACTTAAATTAATATTTTGACCATCAGCTGGTGCTGTAGCAAAGTTAACGGTGATCGCACCTGTGCTATAATTGACAGTGGCAGTTCCACCTTCACTTCCTGTTATGTTTACGTTACTCGTTGTATATGTTGTGTTTGTATCTTCAAACGTTTCAACATCGTCAGCAATAACTGTCGATCCTGGCAAGATCGGCGTTCCTGGCGAACTAAACGCAAAGGCAGACGTCACCCCATCACCAGTGGCAGCTACAGAAAGACTAATCTGGTTAGGATTGTCATTGTAAAACTGCATCGGGTCCTGATACCAATCAAGCAAAAACTGCTGATTAAGCATCGGTGGATTCTCAAAAGCAACATACCCATCTGGAAGATCGTACAATTGCTTGTTTGCAAGACTCAAAAAAGTATAAAACGTATGGAATCGATCAAGCTTCAAATCAAGAGGCAAGACATACTGGTTATAATAATTAATATAATTATTCAAAACCTCTATAGAGATATCCTGAGGACTATACCTTCCAGTAGTCTGGCGTATCTTATTTTGAATTGCGTTTAAATTCCATACTGCCATTAGTATACTTCTCTCAATTGAAATCTAGGCTTCCAACCAACTAACTGCTTCTCCATCTGGCCCATACCGTTTGGTCTCCATTTCCAATCTGGAGTTTGACGTGAATTAATATGCTTAGCGATGAACCTAGGCAATTGATAACGTCCTCCTGGTATCAGTGTAAACGTATGTTTTATTTTTGTCGATCCATAAGAAAACTTATTCATTAAACCTGGCTCTTCCATATTAATGAACTCATAAGTCTGAAATTCCCTTAAATACTTTTCCTCTTTCTCAGAATACTTCTGATTAGGTTGTTGAGCATTGTAAATTGGTAGATTCTGAATCTTTTTCATCTCTGCTTCTGTCATGTTAACCTCTATTTATTCTTATTTATTATTAAAAGGGGGAATAAATCCCCCCTTCATTATACTACTGGCATGTCAGACTTAACGACGGCACACATAGCAGCACTATTTGCTCCTACAGCACTAGTTCCAAGAGTAACCCCTTGAATTGAATAGTTCTGAGTTGCAATTGGCGTGCCACTAGAATCTTCTGCTCTAATAGCTACACCACCGCTAACATAAACAGAATATGCGCTTGTGTTTGTTGCTGTCGTAATCGTTGTTCCTGAGACGGAATCAACGGTATACTGACCGTTAAGGGATGTTCCGGACTGGTCATCTGCAACAGCTACAACGTTAATTACATCTCCGGCAACTATGCCACATTGTGCAATAGATGTAGCAGTAATAACGCCAGGGTTTGCATTAGTAAAACCAGAAATCTGAGCACCATAAATTGCTCCTTGTGCTAATGGAGTAACCCCATTAGTGCCTGTGATAGTACCACTATCAACGTCAAGAATAGACGCATCCGCCATTCCTGAGTTCCAGTAAAACGAACCACCGTTCGTCTTATCCACGATTGTAATCTCGGACACCTCAAAACCAACATCTAAGTTTCTAGCTACTGCTGGGTTCGGATTTGTCCACTCAAGTACCTTAATCTGAGCCATTTAGGCCTCCTAACTAATTTTATTTATATTTA